CAACTTCTAATTTATCTCCTGAAGTAACATATTCTATTACTGTGGGCACCGGCGGTGTAGGAACTACAGTTCAAGCTAACAGAGGCGGCAATGGTGGGAATAGTTCTATTAGTGGATCAGGATTTACTTCAATTATAGCAATAGGAGGAGGCGGAGGAGGAAGTCGTAATAATGACCAAAATAGTGCCGGTGCTCAAGGTGCTCCAGGCGGGTCAGGCGGCGGAGCCAGTTACGTTACCAACGCAGGTGGTAAAGGTGTATATCCTGGATCTACGTTTTTAAGCCAAGCAAGACAGGGTTATGATGGTGGTTCAACCAACAACGATAGTACTTTTTCAGCAGGCGGTGGTGGCGCTGGAGCACCTGGTAACGGCTTTGGCGGCACTCCTCCTAGATCGGGTGGTACAGGACTTGCTAGTAGTATAACAGGTACATCAGTAACACGCGGAGGCGGCGGCGGTAACGCAATTGGAACTTCTTATCCAGGGGCCGGCGGCGGCGGCGCACAAAATACCGCAGGCACTGCAAATACAGGCGGCGGTGGTGGAGGTGGGTCTGGTAATAATGCTCAAGGCGGCAATGGTGGATCTGGAGTGGTCATTATCAAATATGCAGATACATTTGCTGCCGCTACTGTAACAGGTAGTCCAACTATTACATCAATTACTGGATTTAGAATTTATACATTTACCGGCACTGGTACATTTAATATACCGAGTTAATAGATAGGAAACATATGGCACACTTTGCACAACTTGACGAAAACAACACAGTGACACAAGTTATTGTGGTTCACAATAATGAAATTCTAGATAATGGAGTCGAATCTGAATCTAAAGGAATAACATTTTGCCAATCAATATTTGGCATAGATACAGTATGGAAGCAAACTTCATACAACTGTAGTTTTCGTGGAAACTTTGCTGGTTTAGGATTTTTATATGATCCTCTTAGAGATGTATTCTTAGAACCAAAGCCCTATTTTAATTGGGTTCTAAATAGTACAACTTACAAATGGGAAGCACCTGTACCATACCCAAACGACGGTAGAAGACATGCATGGGACGGATATACAAACAGTTGGCGAGATTTGGGCGAAAAGTTAGCCACTCCTGTTGAGACAATCTAAGAAAGAATTTGATGGAAAATATTGAGTTAGGTTACTTTGGTAACATCTGGGTCAGACAAAATGTCTTGTCGAAAGGCGAACAAGCACCCGGGCATGTGCATTACTTTGATCATATAACATTGCTGGCAAAAGGTAGTGTTTGTGTGGAAGTAGAAGGCAAAGATCCTAAAGAATTTGTGGCACCCACATTCATAGTAATCAAAAAAGAATTAATACACAAGATGACAGCATTAGAAGATGATACTGTTTACTACTGTGTATTTGCATTAAGAGATGTTGATGGCGAAGTTGTAGGCGATATCTATGGACCACAACACGATCCGTTGTGTGCCTGGTATGCGCCAGATAATTACTGGGAAAAGAAAAAACAAATAGAACACTTGTAAAAACAGCTGGTTTTTGATAAGTAGCTAATAGGAATATAAAAATGGCATTACCAGCAAGTCTTACAAATGGTCAAGTATCAACAGTAAATGGTGTTTCGTATATCTACGATAGTGCCACTAACTCTTTGACTCGTACATCTTCTGGAACGCTGTCGTTAAATTCAGCCAATATCAGCACCAGCACCACAACAGGTGCCTTAACTGTAGCAGGCGGTGCAGGTATTGCGGGCAATGTGTTTGCTGGCAATGTGTTGGCCTCAGGTTTCTTCTACGCCAACGGAACACCGTTTGTATCTAGCAGTTATGGCAATACTGATGTGGCCTCATACTTGCCTACTTACTCGGGTAGCATTGGTGCGGCCTCAGAGATTGTCACACTCACAGCCAACGCAGGCGCACAGGCCAATCAGATCACAGGTGCCAATGCCGCAATAGTTACTGCCAATACTGCCTTGAAGGCATATACTGATGGTCAGATAACAACTACACAGTCGTGGGTTACAGGGGCCAATGCCGCAATCATCACAGCCAATACTGCGCTCAAAGCCTATACTGATAACCAAATATCAACTGCCAACACAGCACTCAAATCATATGTGGACACACAAGATAGCGCCGTAACCTCAGCATGGACTGCCAATGCATTAGCGCAACACAATTCTATAATTGGTGCCAATGCCGCAATCATCACAGCCAATACTGCATTAAAATCGTATGTGGACACACAAGACTCAACAATAACCACAGCATGGACTAGTAATGCAGGTGCACAGGCCAATCAGATCACAGGCGCCAATGCGGCCATAGTCTCAGCCAATACTGCCTTGAAGGCATATACTGATGCACAGATCACCACAACGCAATCCTGGGTTACAGGAGCCAATGCCGCCACGGTGACTGCCAACACCGCACTCAAAGGTTATGTAGATCAACAATTTACCAACTTGACCAATGGCGCTCCTGCCATCTTAGATACCTTGGGTGAGATAGCCACAAGTTTAGGCAACAACGCCAGCCTAAGCACAACATTATTGAACAGCATCGCCGGAAGTAATGCGGCCATTGTGACTGCCAATACTGCTCTTAAGGCCTATACAGATGGTCAGATTACTGTAACACAGAGTTGGGTCACAGGCGCTAATGCCGCAATCATCATAGCCAATACTGCATTAAAATCGTATGTGGATACACAAGACAGCGCAATCACCACAGCATGGACTGCCAATGCAGGTGCACAGGCCAATCAGATCACAGGCGCCAATGCGGTTGTTGCCACATTGCAGGCCAATGTTGGTAGTTTCTATACCTATGCCAATGCCACATTCATTTACGGCAATGTACAGATGTTGGCCAACTTGGCCGCAACAGGTAATCCCGTTACAATTGGTAGTAACTTAACTGTCACTAATGCGGTAACAGCCGCAAATGTCTACTCAACAGGTGTGTATATCGGGTCAGGTTCAGCTACCAGTGGTTTATTTTGGAGTGCTAACAGTTCCGCAGTCAGCACTGGTGGTGGAATAACATACACCGCCAGTACTAGCCCCCCAGACTATCCCACAATCGGAGACCAATGGTATAACACTTCAACCGATGTGTTGTACGAATACATAAATGACGGCACTAGTTTGTACTGGGTTGATACTATAAGTACAGTAGTATCCAGTGGTGCAACTGGCGCCACAGGCACAATAGCCAACACCGCCAGTTGGATAGTCACAACAAACACAACAGCCGCTACCAGCACCACAACAGGCGCTCTGCAAGTGGCGGGTGGTGCAGGCATTGCAGGCAATGTTTATGCAGGCAATGTATATTCTTCAGGCAATGTTGTTGCAATCACTTACTTTGTTGGTAACGGGTCACAGCTAACCGGAATAAGTTCAGCCATATCCTGGACCATAACAAGTAGCAATATTACTGTAAGCAAGAACAATGGATATTTTGTTGACACAACAACAGGCCCAAAGACCTTGACATTACCGACTAGCGCAACCATCGGTGATACCGTTAGAATTAACGACTTGGCCGGCACATTTGCATCAAATAATTTAACCGTAGGAGCAAATGGCGGAAAAATTCAAGGAGCCAATGACGATTTATTGATAAATGTAAATCAACAGAGTTTTGGTTTAGTATACAGTAACAGTACATACGGGTGGAAGGTAATAGAACTATAATGGCAACAACAAATTTAACAAATTTAAAAGCAAATGTACTTACAGATGTTGTAAGTACAATACTGTCTACAACAGGAGTTTCTTCTGTTCCAAAAATTACAACGATTACTTATCCTGGAGATGATACGGCCGCAGATACTGGTGGCGGTCAAACAATTTCAATATCTGGATCAGGATTTAATATAGGTGCTTCTGTTATTATTAATGGTACAGTAGCAAGTGTTGTGACTGTTGTGAGTGCTACAAGTTTAACATTTACAGCACCTGCACAATCAGCAGGAACATACACATTTTATGTTGTGAACACCGATGGAGGTACAGCCATTGTAGTTCCAGGCATTAGTTATAGTGGCACACCATCATGGAGTACTAGTGCAGGCAGTCTTGGCACAAGTTATGAGACTAACGCAGTAAGTAATACTGTAACAGCAACAGGCGATGCAACAATTTCATATAGTTTATTTTCAGGTACACTACCAACAGGTAGTTCATTGAACACTAGTACTGGTGCAATAACGGGAACATCAGCCGCGCTGAATTCACCAACAACATATAGTTTTGTAATTCGTGCGACAGACGGACAAAATCAGGATACAGACAGGTCATTCAGTATTACAATAAATCCTGATGCGGTAACGTGGATTTCTCCAGAGGATAATTCTACTACTACTGCATATGAGCATACGCCTGTATCAAATGTTACATTGAGTGCCACTTCGGCTGCTGGTAAGTCAATTACTTTCACAGCAAATACTTTGCCGACTGGTGTAACCATAACAGGCAATACAATTTCTGGAACACCAACTGTCGTAGCAAACACAAATACAAGATTAACGGCTAATACAGCAACTACATTCAAAACAGCCACTAAAGATATTAACTTTGTGGTTAATCCAGATGTTGTGAGTTGGAGTTCACCTGCTGATGGAACAAGTACTGCGTTGTTGGCAGGCGAAGTAATGGCAAATGTCACATTGAGTGCCACTTCGGCTGCTGGTAAAAGTATTACTTATACAGCAAACACATTACCGACTGGAGTAACTATTACCGGTGCAGTAGTTAACGGTACACCAACTGTTGATGGTAATACTAATAGTTTGATTACAGCAACAGCTACAACAACAAATCGTACTGCAACCAGAAACTTTACCTGGGTTGTTAGTGTTGCTAACGATACTTTCTTTAAGAACACAACATTGTTATTAAACGGTGAGACAACTGTAACACCATTCATTAGTGATGCAAGTACAAATAGTTTTGGATTAACTATTAACGGTGATACAGAACCTACACCCTTTAATCCATATCAAGAAGGATATTATAGTAATTTCTTTAATGATTCGGATCGCTTGTATACTTCGGCGTCTAGTGCTAACGCAATGGGTACAGGTGATTATACAGTTGAAGCTTGGATTTATGTTACAGCCGCATTTGGCACATCTGGCTCTGGTAGAGGAGCCATAATTTCTAATAGAGGACAAATATCTGCGCCTAATGCATTTATGTTACAGCATTATAACGGCAAAATTTATTTTGGTACATCGGGCACAGATGTAATTGTCGGTAGTACAACTATGTCTATCAATACTTGGTACCATGTTGCTGTTAGTCGTAGTAGTGGAACTGTAAGGCTATTTTTAAATGGTG